CTTGATATGAGTATCAATTGTTGTATCTCCAAGTGCTTTAGCAGAATCTGCACCAACATGACTCACTTCTTGATTTTGAAGAAAAGAGAAAATTTGCTCTCTTTCGTGTTCATTATCTTGAGTGGTCGGATCAGTGTAGACATCAGCTTGCACGTGAAAATAATCATCAAATCGACTACTAGTCGATTCCTCACCAACTGGGTGAGGATCAGACACAAGATGTAGTTCTTGTGCACAACATTTCGATCTTACACGGGATCGAATACCTCCAAAATGATTGCCTATCAGTTATAAGAGTGGTAGGTGATTAGCCATCCACAATCATTTACAGTTATGTCTGGGTCTATTGTCCCTCACCATTCGACCACAATGGGAGGGATGGATATTTAATTTACAGTAATGCCACTGTATTGGAATGCTCTTAGTTTATCACCAAAGCGCATCCAAAAATCGCACACCATTTGATTATAGTCTGGAAATGTTGAAGGTTTAATCCAATCCTCCAATCCAGCCTTAGAAACTATCCCTTTAAAGTATTCCTTCTTTTGGTTGAAAATATCTTCACCATAGAAAAAGTATTCACGCAGAGCAGTTTCAATAACACACACAGAGTGTGCCTGTGGAGCCAAAACTCCTGTGTCGACATAATTTGTCAACATTTTGTGGATAGATTCCTCATCTAGAGGAGCTACCCAAGCACCGATGCGCTCACTCCAATAGAACTTTCGCTTTAAAAACGATGCATCAGAAATATTGATGTAAGGTACACTTTCAGCTTCTTTATCAGCCATTGTGTATTCAACACCAATTTTCTTCATAGCTTCGGCGATTGCTGTATGATTGAAAGCGGGGCATGATGGGGAAACACCCATGATGTTGTCATCACCATAGGTGGCAAGACGAACATCTTTCTTGAACTGGGTAACATCCTTTCCAGTTGTCAACATGTAGGCATATCGCATGTATAAGCAATTCACCAAACAATTAATGATAACAGTAAGTGGGTGTCCAGAAGGGTTTCCTTGGATCTCAAT